TGGCCACAATTCGATCATCCAAGCGATTGATCGTATCATTGAACTCAAAGAGAACATTGATGATTCTGGCTTGGTGCGCCGGGAAGAGCCTGTTTCTCCGGAGATCTTTCTTACTTCACGTTACTACTCAGGATTCGGAGTTGGAGATCTATACCCTTTCTGGGTAGGTGAGATCTGTGACTTCATCAATGGCGATTATAATGAGTTGATCATCACTGGGAGCATCGGGTGCTTTGTTGGATCAACAAAGATCAGACTTCTATCCGGTGAGGATATCACTGCTAAAGAGCTTGCAGAGAAGCATCCTCGCGGGGGAGAGCCTTTCTACGTCTATTCCTGTGACAAAGATAAGAATATAACTGTAGGTAAGGGAATCGGCTGCTGGAAGACTTCTGATTCACGCAAGGTCTACAAAGTTACTCTAGACAACGGCAAGGAAGAATACTTCACAGGCAACCATAAGTTCATGATGAGAGACGGTTCGTGGAAGCCTGTTAGTGAGCTTGCTTCTGGTGACTCTCTCATGCCGCTGTACAGAAAGCATACTGCGGTAGAGAAGTCAGACTACAATAGAAAAGGATATGAGAGAGTTTATAATCCAGCTACGCGCGAGTGGGTGCCTACGCATCGCTTCGTCGCAAAGTGGAAATGGGGACTTCCTATCTGGGGCGGTAACAGAGGAAGAGCCAAAGACAAGAAGGTTATGGTAGTCCACCATAAGAACGGTATTCTAGACAACGATCCTGATTCGCTTGAGTTGATGGACAGGCACGAACACATTCGGTATCACGCTTCCCAGGTAGCAGAAGCAAGGAAAGATCCTGCGTTCCGTGCTGCACACGCTGCTGGTATCCAGCGTGCGTGGGATGAAGGGAAGATGGTAGGAGTTAACCATCCCAACGCACGGAGAGCGCAGAAGAAGTTCGTGGAGTCTGAAGAAGGCAAGGATGTATCTAGAGCCAACATTGAGAAGTTCAATGCGCGGGTGCGCGAGAATCCCGAAGAGTTTGCTGCTCACTTCAAAGAGAACGGTAAGAGAGTTTCTGCGGAGAGATGGAACGGCGAAGATGCAGAGCGCCAACGTATAGAGGCCAGCGAGCGCATCAAGACTAGAAACGCAGAAAGTGGCCAACATCTGAAGGCCAATGCTGCTCATGTTCAGTTGTCGCTCAAGAAGCAGGCAGAAGAAGGAAGAGGACTAGACGATGTTTTAGAGACTCTCTCTATGAGTGACAGCGTTAACGAGGCTTGTAAGAAGCTGGGAGTAGGAACTAACTACGTCTATCGTATGCTGAAGCGCAATAATCTTCCGTGTACAGCGAAGGAAATCAAGGCTGCTGGGTATCTCAATCATAAGGTTGTCTCTGTAGAGTATTCTCACGAAGAAGCTGTGTATGACCTTGAGGTAGAGGATCACCATAACTTTGCACTCAGTAGCGGTGTGTTTGTACATAACAGTGGTAAGACGACTGCCGCTAATCTTCTTGTACTATACAAGTTTTACGAGCTTCTTTGTTGGAATGAGCCCAACAAGTTCTTAGGTTTGCCGCAGATGCAGGAAGTGTTCAACATCTACTTCTCTGTGTCAGGTAAGCAGGCTGAGAGAACAGGATATCGCCAGTTCCGATCTATGATTGACTCTTCAGAGTGGTTTAGAACTCACGATCCCAGACGCCCCGGTATTGACTCTGTTTGTGAATTTCGTGACGGCAAGTTTCAGATGTTTGCGGGTTCTTCTCCCCAGCACGCTATCGGTATGACAGTGTGGGCAACAGTTTTGGATGAGGCAGACTTCTTCAAGAAATCAGGACAGTCGTTTGACGAGACTTACGAAGCTGTAACGGATCTTTATGAGGAGCTAGCGGATCGTAGAGCGAGCCGCTTCCAGAAGCACGGTAAGGATCTGTCATTCTCTGTCCTGATTTCTTCTGCCACTTTCCAATCTTCGTTTGTTCAGAAGCGTATTAACGAAGCGGCCCACAATCCGCGCATCAAAGTAGTCAACGCAGTCTCGTATCGTATCAAGCCGGAAGGTACGTACTCCAAAAAGAAGTTCTATGTGTTCAAGGGGCATAAGACGGCTGATCCTGAGATTATCCGTGACAAGAATCACTTGAACACGATCCTGAAGAAGCTACGCATCAACTACACTGTGAAGCACGCTCTAGGCAGAGCTTTCTTGTATTTGCCTCCGAGAATTCGTGAGTTGATTGAAGACGTACCTGAGGACTTCAGATCTTCTTATGAGCGCAATCTACACAAAGCTCTGATGAACCACTCTGGTGTGGCAACTGCTCGCGTGGGAAAGCTCTTTCAGTCTCGCGCACTTTTGGTGCAGTGTTACAACGAGACGCTAGTACATCCGTTTATTCGTGAGAAAGTGGAACTCTCTACAGGAGACGATATTGCGCTCAAGGATTACTTCCTGCCTGGAGCGCTTACGAATATCGACTCTCCTCACGCAATCCATATCGACCAGAGCCAGAGTGGCGACTCTACTGGTATCAGCATGGTTCGGTATGATGGAATGGTTTCGCGGGAAGGCATTCAGGTTCGCACGTACACGCACGTATTCTCTCTGGAGGTAGTTCCCCCGGCTCCTCCTCACCAGATCAAGCTCAGCAAGACCAGAGAGTTTGTGCTCTGGCTAGCTGAGTATGGTGTCAACATTGTTCGCGTGACTCTCGACCAGTTTCAGAGCACGGATACAATGCAGATCATGACGGAGAAGGGTCTCAACGTACAGTATCAGTCCCTAGATAGAAAAGACGATGCATACATTGCCTTTTTGCAGATTCTGCAAGACAGAGCAATAAGCATGTACTATTACGAACCTCTGGAGAGAGAAGCTCTAGACGCTATCCATGATCGTCGTAAGCGTAAAGTCGATCATCCGAAGACAGGATCAATCGACGTTCTTCAGTCGTTTGTGGGCGCTCTTTACAGTCTTGTTTGTACTAGCGACCTATTTGCAGATGTGGATACGAGTTTCATAGACTCTATTGACGCACGCGCCCGCGACCCTTTTGCGAGTGACATCAAGGTCTGTGACGACTTGTACACGGCTTTTAGAACGACAAGAGGCTCAGTCGCGCAGCGGCGTTTCCTTAAAGAGATACTGTAGGGGTGTAAGATGGCTTCTAGGAACCCTTTTTCTTGGATCACTCGTCAGAGGGCTGTGAACAGTGTTCTTAATGATGCAGTTACCTCAGTACAGACGGTGATACCTGTTGTTACTGTAGCTGATCCTGAGATGGAAGCTATTTACGATAGCTTTATTGCGTTAGCGGGATCGAATAATTCTGATAGAATGAACTTTCTCTCTGCGGTCAGGCAGAAGGCAGAATCAAAGAAGAAGCGCTTTGAAGAGTACGACATAATTTCCAGAGACCCTCTCGTTGTCCAGCCTATTGAGATGATGGTAGACGATGCTACTGTTCTGGACGAAGAAAGGGAAATGTCTTATTGGATTGAATCGAAAGATACTGAGTTTGCTGATGAAGTGAACTCGTTTCTGCAAGAGAATCTAGAGCCATATCTTGATAACATTGCTTTTTACATTCTCTCTAGGGGAGAGTTCGCTTTTCAGGTACATACTGACAAGGACGGAAACAGATTCCTTACCCCTATCGTGGATATCGAGAATCTCCACAGAGTATTCAACATTAGTACGGGGAAGCATCTGTTTTTCGTTACTGCGGATAATCTAGCAAAGCCTTCTAGCAACATTTCGGCAGAGAAAGTCAAGGAGCTTGAGCCTAGTGAGGTAGTGCACTTCATCAACTCATCCTTCCAGTATTCTACCAAGTTCAAGTTTAACGACGAAGATTATTACCTCCTTTCTGGTGAGTCTATCTTCACAGATAAGCTGATTGAGACTTACAGACTTCTTACCTACCTAGAGAGCGGCATTGTAAAGTCCCGCATGTCGAAGTCTAAGAGCGTGCGTATTTTCAACGTAGAGGTATCAGGCATTTCCCCTGAGAAGGCCCAAGCGGTCATTAACTACGTGAATACGATGGTTAACGCTGAAGAGATGATGGACCCCTCAAGAGGGTTCTACGAAGCATCTTTCAATCGCCCGAGTACTGTTACACTGGTTATGCCTGTGAGACAGGAGAAGGGCAAGGTTACTCAGGAAGATTATTCTACGTCTGCGGATATCAAGGATATCACTGACGTAGAATACTTCCGCGACAAGCTCTTTTCTGGGCTGCGAGTTCCTCGGCAGTTTCTGGGTTATGGGGAGATGCTCCCTGGCGTGGGCTCAGCCGGTTCCCTCATGCGCGTAGATGTGAGATACTCCCGCACGGTGAAGCGGCTGCGTAGGCGCATTCGGGAGGGCATCAAGCAGCTTATAGATAACGTCTTCAGCGTAGATGGAGAGGATCTTCCCGCGTACAAGATCGTCTCCGTGCCTGTGTCCTCACCGGAAGACGAAGAGCGCAACGCAGAGACGGAGCAGCGTGTGTCCGTTGGGCAGTCGGTTCTGGATATTATTGCTAATCCTGAAACGATGAGAACAGACCGTGGTCGTGCTAAGATGATGGCTGACTTCTTTGACAACGTGATTCAGCTTCCCGCTCTGTCCAAGTTTATGCGCGAAATATCAGAGAATGAGGAGCTAGATAATGTTCCTCCGACCACGGGTGAAGAGGGCGCTCCTGTAGAGGGAGAAGGCGCGGCTACTGAGGAAGAGTTCACAGAAGAGTAGCTAAGATTGAAGAGACAGGGAGATTACAGAATGCCTTCGTATACTTTTCCTAACGAGTCGATTCATTCGAGGAACTTGCAGACCACTCTTGCAAGCCCCGCGAAGGTTAATCAGATAATCATGGCCGCCAAGATGTCTGCCCTGAATCCCTCTCTTGCGGGATCAAACTCAGACTTCACGAAGATGTTTAGAGGTCTTCCGGATAATGTTCTTACGGAAGCTCCCCCTATTGAGCTTATTCCCTCCGATGCTGCTACTGTAGCTGGTGTGTACTCCATTACAGATAAGGCTCTATACTGGCCCGCGATGCCAGGATCTATGGGATTCAAGGTGATGGAGTTCGCTAACGACACTGCTGCGAAGTATCTTGTAATGTCGATTACGGGAGCCCTTTCTGATTGGGCTGAGATAAACACGGGCGACAAGAAGTACAGCTTCATTCTCAATCTATTCTACATGCCTCAGGCAGCAGAGAGGCTATTCAAGGACAGAACCCAGTTCTTCAACAATGGAACGGGCTCCCTGCTTTCTGCCTTGTGTCTGTGGCCTATTATGTGGATGACGCAGCAGAATCAGTCTGTGCGTGAGGGAGTTTACGATCAGGTTCCCTGGCTGGAAGTTATTATGGGAGCCTATCTGGATGTGTCTGATACAAATCCCAATACGATGATGGTTGATGTTTCTAATCCGATGTTCTCTCCGCTAATGACTGGTAACTTTGAGCAAGGATCTTCCATGCGCGTGCGCGTGGAAGGTCTAGACAGAATAATTACTATGGATGATATGGAGAAGTTGAACGGACACTCTATGTTCCCTAGAGACACTAACGGACAGATTGATAGAGTGAACATCGAGAATGTGTCCCAACATTACGCATACATCTATGGCATGTATGATCCGTCTTTCTTGCCCGCCAGCTTTGTTAATCCGAAGTCTAGTCCCGCAACAGAGCTGTTCGCGGTTCTCACAGATATGCTGGAGATTTGGGAAAAGAGAATTCTCAAGCAGACTAAGGGTGTTTCCACAGTCACGATGGCTGTCCCTGTTACCCAGATCGCTATTGGAACTATTCACAGAGGTTTCTTGCGGCTGATGAAGACATGGGGCACCAAGGTTCCTGGCGCGGGCGTGGAGAGGGCGCTGTACTCGGATACTCTGGAAGCTCTCGATACGATGGTCACGGATTACGCCAAGTGGCAAGGCGTGCGGAAGACGACAGAGAAGCACGTTAGATCTGCGAGGTTTGAAGTCGGGGGCGCATCCAAGGGTGTGATTGATGAGTACCAGAATAAGGGTGTTCGCACAGGAATGCCCGTAGCGAGAGCTTTTAGCAGCGAAGACATCGTAAACTCTCTGCAAGTAAACGACGATGATATTAACCCCAAGGGTGTGAAGGCATTCGTTCCTAGAAACCTTCTTGCCTGGATGGCTCAAAGATCAGGAGTTAATAAGCAGGGTGTTCCCCGTCTTCTCAAGAGATTCCAAGATAAGACCATGCTTGAGAAAAGAATCAACGGTGTAGTTCGGAGTACTAGAGGTCCGGAAGAGTACGTGCACTACATGTATTTCATGTGCTTCTTCGCGTGCTTCCTGTACGCTCAGTACTTCATGCCGTACAAGGCGACCAATGTTCAGACTTCTGATCTTGATCTAGGCAAGCTGCCTACTAAGTTCATGGAAAGAATGTTGAAGCTGTTTGGGCTCTACATTCAGGATATGATGGACGAATCTACAGGAAACATCTTCTTGTGGGAAGTAGACGCGGCTCAACAGGCACAGTTGAAGGCTTGTCTGAAGAGACTCCAGAAGTAACGATACACTCTGATAGGTACGTCCTAAGAATTACAGAGGGGTAGGCTGATGGCTGCACGTCACGAAAACATCTTCCCGTTCTACAGTCATGCTCTTTCTTCTTTGCCTAAGCGTGTGCGTGTCAAGTTTAACAGAATGGTTCAAGACTACGAATATAGCGGGTACAGAAGCGAGATTCTCAGGCTTCTGGAAGACATGGAGAATAAGAATCCGGAAGGGCTTCGTGAGTTCTTGTCTGATTCTTTGGCGGGTATTCAGCTACCTTTGCACCTTTCATTGATCAAGCCGTATAACGTCTACGTTCCTGAAGTTCTTACCACAGAGTCAGTGCTGGTAGCTTTTATCTGCTACAGCGGCGGGCCGGTGGCGAGTTCTTTTCGGTCTACCGTAGGATATGATCAGGCTGACGGTACGATTGACGCTATTGTGACCATCTACGACTACGACTCCCTGATTACCAGTTTTGCGTATCTGGAGAAGGAGGGATTCGTTGTTTACGAGTCTCCAGATGGATTCTTGCTGCACAACTCTTCAGGTATTACTAAAGAGTGGTGGACAGTACTCAACACAAAATCCAACTTCAAGGATGCAACGGGAATTCAGCAGGAGTTCATTGAGAGAAAGGACACGAAGTCTTTCTCTGACCCCGTTTCTGTGTTGAGCCCCAACTCTGTTCCTGTACCGTCGAGGGACTTCCCTACTTTTGGGGATTCTGCAAATAGCTCAGAGGGTGATCCGTTGTACGATGCTGATCCCGCCGATATCATTCGTAGAAACGCAGGAAAGCCTGCGGTTCTACGCACGACTGCTCAGGTCGGCGCGGCAGGCTCCAATGTAGAAGCCACTCTTGAGACTATGCTGAAGACGGATGATATCGAGGGCGTTCCCTGCTTGGCGGGTCTGTCTGGTGTGGCGAAGTCAGCAATCGTGAAGTCAGTTGCCAGGAAGAATAACTGGCGCATGGTAGACTTTCGTGCTGCTTTCCTGCATCGTTTGGACATGGAAGGTCTGAACTATCTCAGTAATATCGACTCGACTGAGTTTTACTCGCTTCAGAGTCATGAGCAGTTTGAGAAGTACACTAACTCTGCTTATTTTGCAGACTTTGCAAAATGCTCTGATGAGTACATTGATTACGCTAATGGCATGGTCTCTAATCTAGAGGCAATCAAGGCTTCTACTGGTGATGATGAGTACAAGCCGATACGTGAGAGGATGCAGAAGTCTGGGGATTTCGATAAGCTGGATGAGCTTATTGCATACTATCGTGAAGAAGCTAGGCCCGTGGTTCTCTTCTTTGACGAGATTATCCGTGCCCCCAAGAAGATTCTGAATCTTTTCACTATCATGCTCACTGATAAGCGTGTGGGTAAGATGAACTTCCGGCGCACGAAGATTGTCGCCGCTGCGAATGCCCCCATCGGATTCAGTGAGAGCACCGACCTTTCAGAGTTGTTTGTTGGGCAGGAAGTGAAGGACGCCGCTATCTTTGAGCGTCTTAAGGTTCTTCTGGTCAGTCCTGAGATGGTTTACCCTTCCTGGCTTACTTACATCAAGAAGGCTGGATGGGATCAGGAAGTTATTGATCATGTCTCTAAGGGTCTTGATGTTGCTTACGGTCTCAGCGTTCTCAGGGATCGCAATCTTACGGTGGATGAAAAGAGAGAGTCCGTTTATCCCACGTTCCGTGCGTGGGAGCAGATATCTCGCATCCTGACCAAGCATCGGGAAGAGAATGTTCCCATTTTCAAGGATCAGATTCTGGGGCTGCTTGGGGAGCGACACGGCTGGGACTTCATCAATTCTCTGGGCACACGCATTACGTGGTCTGATACGAGTTCCACGGGCGCGAGCGCAAAAGACGGTATGACTGTAACTCTTGACTCTTGCATGGACATGGGGATTCCCATTGGCTTGTTTGGTCCGTCAGGATTCGGCAAGACGCATCGTGTTATGCGTCTTGCTAAGAAGAAGAACTGGGAAGTTATCACTATTCAGCTTTCTCAGAAGTCCCTGAGCGATATCATGGGACAGCCGCACATTCTCTCTATGGGTACTCTTATGTCGGCTGATTCTGCTAAGATTATGTCGGCTGAAGGAGCCAGCGTAGTTAGCAGTTTCAGTAACGAACTGGCTAAGAACATTGAGGGTCTTCCTCCGCGTGTTACTACTCGCGCTCCTTTGTCAGAAATCAGAGAGAAGATCATTCGTCTTCGTGCTTACCGTGCGGCAGTTAAGGCGGCTAATGAGAAATTGCCGCAGGATAAGCGCACCCCTTTGCCCAAGCTCGTTCTGTTTTTCGATGAAGTGAATCGTTTCACGGAAGACAACAAGAGTATTCAGAGTGCTCTGTTTGAAGCCATTTCGGATCATCGTTTTGCAGGCGTAGACTTTGACCCCGATGAGGTTGTTGTAGTAGCCGCCGCTAATGTGAACTGGGCTAAGAAGCCTGAGGACATGGGAACGGAGACAGAGGACGACAGGGTTATAACTACTATTTACGGAGATAAGCAGTCTTACGAGGGAGTGCAGCCGATTGACTCCGCTCTTCGTCTGCGCCTCTGTTCGTTTGATAAGCAAGAGATTGACATATTTGACGCAGCGGAAACCAGAGAATTCATCGTTGATCCCAGTGTTCCCAAGGATCGCGGCTTCCATCCCGTCATTCGCAAGTACTTTGCGAGTCTTACAGATGAGCAGATACGACTCCTCATGAAGTCGGTTGAGTGGAAGAGCGAAATGAACAACGTACCGTCTATTCGTTCTTTTGCTTCGCTGTCTGCTTGCATGTTCAAGCAGTCTCACGATTTCTCTGGTGGATGGTTCTTCCCGACTCGCGGTGTTCATACGCAGTTTGCAATGGAACACGTAAGTAATCCCGAAGACGACTTCCAATACATTAACAAGCCGGAAGTTATCAGTAACTGGGTATGTCTGCGCTATCCGGATATCTGCATCCCTGAGATGGATGGTTTGGATAGTGTTACAGATACTCTGGATATGCTGAAGTGGGTTACTTCTCTTCCTCCTCTGGACATAGCGTCTCATAGAGAAGTTATTAGCCAGATAGCTGCTGACGTATTTCAGATGGAAGTAGCTGTAAAATCTCGCAGACAGTACACTATTGAGAGCTTCTTGGGAGGATCTAATACTACGGAAAAGGCGGCTATGTCGTCGTCTAATTTCCCGAAGGTTGTTCTAGATCTTCTGGACTACATCAACGCTTCCGGAGTTGCAGAAGAGCTTATCGAAATAGATCAGATTGTGGATAGGCCGACTGCGAATAAGTGGGTAGCACAGACGTACCGGGAAGAGAAGATGCCCTCCAATCTGGTGAAGCCGTTCAAGGAGTGTCTGGGCTTTCTCTTCAAGTCTGGCAGGTATGATTGCGTAGCCTACGTGATTGCGGGAGCGATGAACTTAGGAGACCCTGGCGTGTTCCCGATGGTGCTGGATACGTTCTACCGGGATCTTCCTTTCGTTAACTACGACGGGGAGCTTGCTCCGTTCAATCGCGTCATTGCCGATGCTGTGAAGTCGGGTCCGTCGAAGTCTTTGGGCAGAGATTGGGATTCCCTCGTTGCTGGAGGTAGTTTCTAGATGTTTAGCATAAGAGATCTTCAGGCTAAAGTTACAGAGATAGCCAACGGCAGCGGTATAGTGTCTACGGACAACAAAGTATTCTACGATTCCCCGGTAGCTATTTTCTTGCGAGTAGACACCAGAATTGTAGTTTTCTATGTAGACCCTAAGGACGCAACGAGAGTAGCTGGGGCAGACTATACAAAGAGCGACGGCAAGAACACGATTCGTCAGCAGGCGAATGATTACGTGAATGAAGTGTTTCAGGGAGACTTCAGCGTTATTGGGAAGTTTCTTGTAACTGAAGCCAAGAAGTACATCATTGCTAACTATCCACGATACGCAGAAGTTTTGCTGCAATTCAAGGATACCTTCGTTAAGAACGGCACTCTCGCTGTAGGAGTGCGCCCCAACGACGCTACTTACTACTTGATGTACAACGCGCAGTTTTTGGCTTCACAGGTTGTGATTAGCGCTGTGTATAACACTCTGCTCAATCCTAGCTATGTAGTCACAATGGATTCGATAATTGGTCCGACCGTGTTCGGGCTGCTGCACGAGACTTATCATGTGTCCAAGGCGCACATGTCTGCTATGAACGGGACTCTGAATGTAGAAGATCCTTCTGACGATCTGGAGACCTACAGCTACGTTTACGATTCACAGATCAATAGCGCCATTGCTGCGTTCATGCCTCACCAGCACGGTTCTATCAAGTTTGATTTCGTTGATCGTGGGAACATTTTCTGGCTTACTATCGAGGATGAGAGCAAGCTATGGGACTATGTACACAGTAACATCTCTGGAGTACATCCGTTCTACGATGATTTCATGCCTTTCCTAGACAGGCTTCTGAATGCTAAAAACTACAATGCGAGAAGCGCACAGATTATTGGTATGTGGGTTAACTTCAAGTTCTTCTTTGAGAAGCTCAGTCCCAAGCAATGTGCTGGAGGTATCTCTAAGCTGAAGAGAGACACCGGCACTAAGATGGTTCGGGACATGGTTGATATCAGTGACTACATCAACGATGCTGTGAAGAAGATAAAGGATCAGCAGGAAGCTATTCCGGAGATCGAGCAGGCTCAGGCGTGGGCAGCTAATCTTCCCGCTTTTACGCACAGTAAAACCCAATCGTCTCATCCGCATGACGCTGTGTGGACATTCATCAGCGGATCGGTGATTCACCGGCCAAATGCTTTCCATCTCGTAAAGCTGATTGATGCCTTCAGAGATCTTACCATTATTCCTGTTATGAAGGATATTTCAGCGGACAGTGTGTACGAGCTTACGGATGGTTCTGCTGTGGTAGCTTTGCAGGACTTTAAGTTTGACGAGAATGACGCTGAGATGCTCTACATTGGCCCCATCAAGAATACGATAAAGGTGTATTCGTATAAGTCTAGAGCAGAAGAATCTATCGCACTGGCTAGGTTTGCCAAGCTGCTGTTCCCGGTCGCAGCCTTTGCTCCCGGCATTCAGGTAACGTCGAAGCTGTTCAACGGCAAGGGAACTGTCACTGGTGTCAATACCGGCATATACGCGGCCAAGGTTGATATTAACGGAGTTGAGCGTGTTATAGCGCTTCCTTCTCTACGTATTGTTCGGGGTGGTGGTAGTAACCTCGCAAAAGATCCCTTCAAGGTGGGACAGATGGTTATCTACCAAAGAGGGAAATCTAAGTCAGCTTATATAGTAGTGGGTAAGGATATCGCTGGGAAAATCATTACCAAGAAAGCTACTCCGGAGCAGCTTGAGAAGTATCTGCAAGACCTCAAGGATAAGGCCAACTCTGGCGGTCTGAGCCAGGATGAAGTAAAAGACATTGTTGGTACTGGGGACAGTAACTAGGGCTTCAGAGTTTGGGAGAATATCAGATGGCTGTCAAGAAACTTCGCGGTGCTGAGTTTTACGGAAACGATTCAGTTACCACCAAAGCTGATGCTGTGTCTGCCCCTCTTCATGATGAAGCTACTCCGGAAGAGGAGCTTCCAATTATCTCTAAGGAAGATATTGATGCCAGGGGATACGACGTTTTCTTTCCCAAGGAACTCGCGTCTGTTCAGTATGTCAAGAATACTATAGAGACAGAGAGGTCTACCGAAGCTACAGGTGTCTCCAATGATCCTGACGAAGAGCAGGAAGGCTGGCAGACAGAGGAAGAGATAAAGAAGAGCGGCGAAAGTCAGTCGGGAAGCGCTGCTAATCCTCAGGATAAGGTAGAGGCTACCAAGACCCTGAAGTACGGTGATGAGGAAGAGAAGAAGCAGAGCCAGCCTGAAGAAGAGGATGAGGACGACATTCCTGATATGCCTCAGGGCGGCGGCAGCAGTGGGGACGAAGGGGAAGACGGGGACGATGAGCCCGATTCAGACGAAGAGGGAGAGGGCACAGAGGGCGATGCTGGGGACACCAAGAAGGGCGGCGGTAAGCCGTCAGGAACCCCCTCTGGCAGCAGCGATACTGGCGACGAAGAGGGCGACGAAGAGGGCGACGAAGAGGGCGACGAAGACACAGACGGCAAGACTTCTAAGTCTGGAGAGCCTTCTGGAGACGAAGAGGGAGACGAAGAGGGAGACTCCAGATCCGGCTCGTCTGGTGATGATTATGACGAAGATGAGGACGACGAAGATGAGGACGACGAAGAAGGAGAGTCTGGGAGTTCTTCTGGTGATGATTATGACGAAGATGAGGACGACGAAGATGGGGAATCAGGCGGTTCTTCTGGGGATGATTATGATGAGGATGACGAAGAGGGAGACGATACTGACGGTAAAACTTCTAAGTCTGGAGATCCTTCCGGAGACGATTACGATGAGGACGAAGACTCGGAAGGTGACGGAGAGGGTGACGAAGGAGATGAGTATGGGGACGAAGAGGGAGACGATTACGACGAAGGTGATGAGGAAGACGAAGATGAGGAAGGCGACGGAGGCTCTAATACTCCAGAGAATCCCCTTGCTCGTCTTGTAGGTAAGAAAGTAAAAACTGCTGACGGTAGCATGTACGTTGTTGTCGGGGTGGGAGATCCCAACAACGACAACATTAAGAATACGAAGGTGTACGTGCAGCCGGTAGAGGATACTTCTAGCAACGACTCTTTTGGTGGAGTGGGGACCATTCTCTATGGTGATATCGTGGAGATTGTGAGTAGCCAGAAGAAAAGCGGATCTGACGACGAAGAGGATGAAGGAGACACAGGTGACGACGGGGATACCGCCGAAGGTGAGGATTACGACGGAGACGATGAGGGAGATCAAGGTGACGAAGCTGGAGATCCTGACTCTGGGGATAGCGACTCAGATGATTGGGGAGACCCTGAGATAGACGATGAGTCCGAGTACGGTCAGGATGGTGGCGGTGCGGACCCTGACGCTGTGCCCCCGTCTAATGACTACAGTGATGATACTATCGAGAGAATGCGGAAGGCGATTGAAGCTGCTACAGGCAAGAAAATGGAAGATATCAAGAAGGAAGAAGACGAGATGCAGACCCCTGCGGGAGACGGTTCTGATCCCGCAGATCCTGATGATTTGAAGCCATTCGATCCTTTCAATGGGAGTAATGCGACTTCCAATGTTCCCGGCTCTACTTTAGTGATCCCTGATGAGTTGCAGCGGGCAATGGCTGCTGCTGAGCAGGAGATGCAGGTAGAGAAGGTTAACTGGTATTCGGAGATTCGCAAGCTCATTAAGCAGGTTCAGGGAGCGAAGACTTCTCAAGACCCTGATATGCCTTCACGCAGACTAGAGGGCGCATACGGAGACGAGATAGATCTTCCGGCTATTCGCTCCTTCATGGTTGTTTTCGACGTGTCAGGATCTCTGAATTGGGAACATTCCATGAAGTCTATGAAGATCCTCACGGAACTGTTCAAAGACGCGAGATTTAAGGAGTGCGCTCTTTTCGTTCTTCACTATCACACCAATCTGAAGCAGTACAAGAAGATTGGTAAGTACTCCGAGTCTCGCATGATGTCTGTAGCTAGGGCAGGATTTGCGGGGCAGCGAGGGGTGACAAACTTCTATACGTCGTGTGTTCCTGTACTGCTGAAGGAAGTTAATCCAAAGCCGGATTTCACGCTGCACTTCACAGACGGGGAACTGAAGCACCTTAAGCCTAGTGAGTACGCGCAGCCGCACATTCTCCATCAGTGGGTGGAGAAGACCATTCATGTGATTGTTAAGGGCAATATGGAGTCTTGTGACATGTACATATCAGCCCCCGCGAGTCTCAAGAAGAACTTCATTCAGGGAGCCAAGTAACATGCGAATCTCAGAAGTGCTCAGACAGCTTGGTAAAGTACCCGTGCGGCTGGAGCACACAGAGATAAACATTCAGCGCAGATTCATGCTCGCGCAGGATTCATCTACGGTGGAGGTTCCTACCAAGATGGTTGTGCGTAGAAGTATGGCTGACGTTTACAGGGCAATCTTCTTTTCACCCATTCTAGCGGCGAAGATGCAGATGGATGATGGAGGAGCTATCCGTATCGGCCCCTTTGAGGTTCTTTACAACGGCACGAAGAGCTACGCTTATCTGTCGTTTTACGAGGCGGCTCCCCTGTCTATTCTGTTCTTTGTTGAGATGTGTATCAGCAAGCAGAGAATCAAGCAGGCTGCATCCGTATGAAATTCGATACCTACATAGACTTTTCCTATTTCGTGACCAAGAAGTCACGGGATATTCTGTGTGATTTAACGAAGTCTCAGTTGCAGGCTTCTAGATACCCGTATGTGGATGATAACCTAGTGTTTCTTCTGGATGATTCTGTGCAGTCGTACTTCTCAGAAGTACGTAGTCATTCTAGTAAGAAGCCATTCTTCAAAGCTCTGCAAGAAGCCGAAGTGTATGATGCTTCGCACCTTCCGGCACTGAGTTCTCTGCTGACTCATTTCGCTATTTCCTATAGCAAGAGGAAGCAAGTTCGGGCAGCGGTGGATGCAGTTGTATTCTCGGAACTCCGAGAGAAGATAAACGGAGTTATCTCAACAATCCTCACAGATGGATCTTGTAAAAGTGAAAGCATCAGACTTCTGCTCTGAGTGTGTCCGTGAGGCTCTACTGCCTCTTATGGACGAATCTCTCAAGAGGGTTCGTACCAGAACAAAAGAACGTCCTGAGATTGTAGCCCGTGCTAAGAAGCAGATCATTGCTTATTACCAGGGCTGTCGTAAGGACGGCACTATTTTGTTCATGACTCCCTCAGGAACAACTCCCGGTTTGTTTTGGAATCAACAAGTAAAGCTGTTGGATCTGAGAGCTATTCTGAAGAAGAGCAAGAAAAACGATCTAGGAAAGATACGCGAAGCCCTAGCCGGAAACGTATCGGTTCACTGTGACGATCCTTCCTATAAGTTCTGGGGATACCAATACATAGGTACGATAAATAAGTATGCCATCAAGGCAGAAAACCGTAAGCCTGTGATTCGCAATCCCAGACTGCGTGGCGGTACTTGTAAGCATCTAGAGCAAGTACTACAGGTTCTTCCGTTCCATGCAGCCAAGATACTCAAAGATTATAGGAAGAAGGACATCCTGTGAAAACCTCCTCTGGTCTCGCGTGCGCGTATGCGCGAGCAGGATATACGGAGAGGCTTCCCAAGTTGGCCGGTCTATAATGTTCTTCATTTGTGCTGCGTGTCTCTGCGACATTTCTGCGGAGCACACATCCTGTCCTAAGTGCGGAACTGAGTTTGAGCCTTCCGTAAAACGGAGCGACGTGAAATACACACATTTGACGGGATACGGCAAGATTGATAAGAAGAGAGGTCAATAGCATGGCGGCTGCTCTTAATGATAGCGTTCTGTTTGATTATAAAGTAGAGAAGTCTGCAAAGTCAGACTCTGTGCTTTGTACTCTCAGTGGTTATCTCACTTTCCATGATACGCCGAACCGCAACAATCGCCGCTACCCAAAGCCTTTCTGGAAAGAACAGTGCGACTCTCCGCGCATTCAGGAGCAGCTTGCTACCAAGACTCTGTTTGGTGAAGCGAAGCATCCTGGCGCAGATAGTCTCACTCCAGATGTGGAAGCCCCTAACATCTCTCATTGTGTTCGCTCTATTAAGGTAGACGACACCGGAGTATTTGGAGTCATAGACGTTCTGAATACGACTAACGGCAGAGTAATCAAGACTCTGGTAGATTACGGCTCTAAGATTGCTGTTTCTACGAGAGCCTTTGGTAAGCAGATTGCTGATAGTGATGGGTACTTCGTACCGGACTCAGATAACTATCTGCTCGTTACCTGGGATTTCGTAACCTTCCCCGCTTTCTCTGAGGCTCGCCCTGCTCCTTCTCATGACTCTGTAGATATTGACGAGCCTGTGTATACCTTCACCAAAGACAAGCTCATTGCCGACATGAAGAACATGCTTCCGCAGGATGCAATGGCTTTGTGTGATGCTGTGGGCATTAACTATGAAGCCCCTGTAGATCCTGAGGTTTTAGAGCTTCGTCAGCAGCTTGATAGCCTGATGCAGAAGGTAGTTGCACTGGAAGATCGTGACGGATCAGTAGTGGCTGCTCTCCCTGT